TGCCTTTTGCGATGCAGTCTCCTTCGGAATCATGATGCTTTCCGCAGCACCGGGCAGGAGTTGATTGACCGCAATTTGTAGCAATCGTTCCGTATCAAGCGTACCGTTCCGGTCAAGGACAGGGGCAAGTTCGGCAATCGATTTGGTACGCTCCAACATTTGAGCGGGGTCTTGCGAGGCCGCATCGAATTGGATCGAAAAGTCAAATCGTTCACCAGGTCGGCCCTTGTTGAACTTTTGCAAATCCTGCATACCGGTTACCCGGAAGAATTCTTGGTCGGGTCCGTATTGTTGGTAAAGACTGTAAACTTGGTCAAGGACTTGGCGGAGGTGATTGAATACCTTGTCGATCAAGAACTGTTGTTTCATTTGCGCCTCTACCGGATCAACGCCTGGTGCGTTCCTGCCCATGTAGCGGTTTACCTGTTCGACGATATATCTGCGTAGCTCGACGTTGACCGTTGAGCCGCGACCCGGAGGAATGTCTGCAAAGGATACCTCGTTTGGCGTGCGGTAGGGAACTCTTACGCCCGGACCCCACTTTGAAGGGCTTCGACCCATTGGATGTTGAAGAGGTGGCAAGGTAGCAAGAGACTGTGCGTCTATTGCGGAGTCTACTTCCACCTTCAATGCTTGTTGATCGGGTTCGGCAATTTGCGGGATCGAACGGGTCGAATAAAGTCGCTTGGAGGTTCTCTCGTAAGTAGACACCACGAACGGGTACTTGCCGTGAGCGTAGTCCATCAACTGGTGCTTGGCGTAACTATCCGTAATACGCGGATAGAAAACCGTACAGTAAATACCAGGAACGTTGTCTTCGTCCAAAAGCCTTTGGTAAGCATAGACTATCTTGACGTACTGATCGTCATCGTAAACGAATTGTTCCTGTTCGCGGATTTGGTAAAGCGTGTCCTCCGATTCCGCATTACCCGCAGTATCGATCACTTGCTCGACAAAGTTTTTGTCCCATCCTTCGGAGTTGATCTTTGCCCGAATTTGTTCGGGAGTCATGTTGACCACGTGGAAAACGTAGGGTGCTTCTTGCGGGTCAATCGTGTAGTTCGGCCAAAAGACGTCCTCGTCGGGGGCCAACGCTTTTATCCTGGGGCGGCTCACGACTTCTCGCGTAACCGGAACGGTAGTCTCACCGTCTTTGCGTAGCTCGCGGAGCATTGCCCTGCCCTTGCCCTTGGAGACTCCGAATTGTTCCTTGAGCGTCTCGCTCAATTCATCGTCCATCGATCCGTCTTGGATGACCTCCGCAATGGCTGGCAAAACTTGAGCAATCTCGTCAAGCTTGATGGTCTGTTGTTGTTTCAGTTCCTGCTGGTCATACCAGCAGTAAGTGACGGTCATTCCCTTTTCCAAGAGATGATTCAAAGACAATTCCATCTCAGAGTAGAACTCTGTCATCTTCGTATTGATGAGCCAACGAAGGAAGTTGCTTATTACGCTCGCACGTTCAACGTCGTTCGATTCCGTTGGCGAGGCAACGATATGTCCTCGCTTGATCGCATTCATGACCATAGCGACCTTGCAGTTGATTTGCTCGTCCACAAGCCGAACTTCGGCATCACTAGCGCCTTCCCACGGGAATACCTCGCCTGTCGAACTTAACGATGCGTGTTTCTTGAAGTCATCGCTCTTTCCCGCCCATTGACAATTTCTTACGTCGTAGTCGCGTTGTTTGCGGTCCAACCATTCGCCAAGGTCTGATTGCGTCTCTCTATAAGTCTGCGCCAAGTACGCGATGTCCGGTTTCTTGGAGACATACAAAAGTTCGGGATCTGCGGTCGAAAGCATAAGCGTTACATATTGTAAGGCAATACGCCTTACAGGTCAACGCAATCGTAGTTTATAGTAGTCAGTAACCTCCGCCACCCGTTGCTTGGAGACTTGATTCGCTTATGTATTCCGCACCGCTCACCATTAAGTAACGGAGACAGTCGATTTGGTCTTTGAAGTGTTCCGCCCGACTCTGTCCCGAATACTCCATCATTGAAGTAATCAAGTTGTCGCAATGGTCGCTCACGAAGAGTTTAGGCGTATTGTCAACCGTCATGGGTTCGGTATCGTCCCAACTCAAGGCATCGTTAATTTTCGCAATACCCGCTTCAATATCCACACCGGGTGCGGCGCGGAATACGAATCCAAGGTTGCTCATCGTGTTGATGATATTCGACTCACCCTCTTTTGTCCGTACCGTGGCCGCACCCATCCGCGGGTCAACGATTCGCTCGAATATGTCCTCCCCGTCTTCCAAGTCCTCGAAGTGATTCTTGTAATCAATATAACCCCAACCGAGCGGACGCTGACCGGGACCAGGTTTGCCCACGCTCTTTCCCGCGCCGTTGACGTGGGGCAACGCCCAAGCGCCCATCGTGCTGTCAGGGAATTCGCGATAGATGAATATCCTACCGTCACGCATGACCCCGGCCCACAAGGCAACCCAAGGTTTGCTACCGCCCGGATCGCAAATGAAGTAACGAGTGACGTCAATGGACGGATCTTTGATGAACGGGATTTGTTCATGCTCGACCACGTTGGTTTCGCGGTTAAATTTTGGAAAGCGACCTTGGAACGACTTGGACGGGATTCCGTACAGACGGGCAAGTTTGACTTCTTGGGGTTGCTTGGAATAAGTCCGTACCAATTCATGTCCGTCGATGAAGGGCGAGTCTTGTGTCCAAAAGTAATGTATCCTACAGTCAGGCCAATTTGCTGAGATTTGTTCAACGGGTAATTCCCTTTGCAGGAGTTCGCTATATCTCGTCCTTACGGTTTCCGCACCCTTTAACAAACTATTGATCAAAGGCGTCCAACCTTGCAACGTTGTGAAGGTCAAAATCAAGCGTCCATGATAGTCAACCGTTCGACCAAGCAAGGTATTGAAAATACTCTCAGGAACCTCTTCGTCCATGTGGATGCAATGAGCAGACCATCCCTCGAAGATTTGCGGGTCTGCCATGTACTGACGATAATTATTGAAGTATATGGTCGAACCCCGTTCTGCGTTTGGATCGGTAGGAGGCAAGATCGCTTTGGCCGCATTAAACCCGTTCTTTTGATTGTACTGCAAACTATGAGTCGAACTCTTCTTTTTTGTCCTCTTGTATCGAGCCGGAAGATTTTGCCATACGTAGCGTTGGGCATCACTTATTGATCTTTCCTCCGTGACGTGCATCGAACGGATCTCCGCTTCGGGAATGGATTGAGCAAGATGGACAAGCATACGATTCGCAAAATAGGTTTTGCTGCTCCTATTGCCGCCCATAATTACGTGAATCTTGTCCTTGTCGAATCGTTCCATCACGCGCCGCCAACCGGGCAAAGTCCATCCCCACTGGATCGGGTCTTCCTTTTCGGAAGTGGGTTGATCCATCAACAGACGAGTAAGCGTTTGGGCGCGTTCGGGATCTTCTATGGTTAGCCGATCAATCTCTTCGGGACTCAACGCGCATACAAGCTCGCCCTTTTCATACTTCAAGTCATCCGTCCAAGGGATGCCGAAGCGAGCGTCTACTTCGTCCGTGTAGGTAATCTTAGGCATCGAACCGTCTAAGCTTGTCTTGCGTCAGGGCATACCCTACCCCATGTCCCAAGTCTCTCTTGTTCCTATCGAGGATAAGTTCCTCCTTGTATGCCCATCCTTTGAAATCAAGGGTCGAGCCATCGACCACGCACAGGACGTAAACGTCCACGTCGGGATTGACCTTGAGCGTACTGAGTAATCGTGCGCCTTTGTGCTTGGACGCTTTGACGTCATAGCGTTTGCCGCTCGCCATTACCCCATCCGCAGATCCGCTCCTAGGCGTAAGGCCCAAGTCGGGAAAGACATTCATCTTCTTCGCAAATCCATACTCCGCCATCATCCCCATAACATCCGCTTCCGCTCCGTCCTGGTCACCCATCTTCGCATCACGCACCCCGTTTCCACGGGCAATGAGACTACGCATCCGTCCAATCATTTGACACACTTGGACTTCGTCGGGTTGGAGGGTGAGGATCATTCCCTCGCTTGGATCTCCATTGCCACCACTATCCCTTCTTCGAGCGTTTGGACCGCGATTTCTTCCGGCCCAACCGTCCATCCCTCCGAATCCGTTCCAACGTCTCTTGGCTTAATTTCGAGCATGGTGGACCCAGCTTTTTCAAGTCGCACCGTGGTAAGACTGCAACGGAGACGGGTATCGCTCGCCCGTATTTTTTCCAAAAGATCGGGTTGAATCCGGGTGGACATTTCACGAATCACGCTTTGCCCTTTCTTCCGTTATCTCGCGCCAAAGGTCGGAACATCTGCGCTTGAGTTGCAGGTTCTCCTCGACGAGTTCCTTGTTCTTGAATTTCAACTCGTCCCGTTCCTTGGTCAAACGCACGACCATTTGCGGCCAGGTGCTTATCTTCTTGGTCGGTTGGTAAACGTTCATTCGTCCTCCTCCTCGTCCTCGATCTCGCTTCGGAATTCAACGACGTCTTCCTTGTAATACTCATCCAAGGCTTCGGACAAACAGTCCAATATGTCCTCCTGTTCCAAGTCGCTCTCCTCTTCCCATCTGTGAAAGAGAGCTTTCATTTCGTGAATGCATTGTCTGCTTGCTTGGCTCATGGGTTGTTCTTGAAATCAAACCTTCCGTAGTTGGCTGGCATTATGCGTTGAACATTTGTGCGGATCGCTTTCTTCTCACCTTCTTCGTCCACCTCGAATCCGATGATTCGCGTGTTCGCCCAAAAGCGTTCCCACGCTTCGTGCGCTTCCGGCAAGGTGAGTTGCTTGTCACTCGTCCTCTTCCTCTTCTTCGGTTTCGTCATCCTTATCCCGTTTGGTACAGTACAAATAATGGTCTTTCATGTCCTCACGCGGTCCTTCTTCTCCGCAATGTCCGCAGATGGTTATCAGATCGTAACTCGCATATCCCATGAATTGTCCCATGTTATTTATCCTCCTTGTCGTTTAATTGTTTC